CCTCAGCGTCGCAAGCAGCACCGTACTCTACGATACCCTTACCATACTTCTGTGTAACAACACGGAATGGAACTGACTCGAACTTTCTGAAAGCAGCTGTCATAACGCTGTCTGAACCAGGAACGTTAGCAGCAGCAATCTCCTTCTGAGTGATAACCTTAAGAGATGCAAGGAACTCCTCAGTGTCCATCTCGTTACCGTCTGGGCCTGTCAACTTAGAAGCGTTGAATGAAGAGAAACCGTCAATCTCAAGGATGATGTTACGTACAGTACCATCGAATCCACTCTTGAAGTACTTGTTAAGGTTGTCAGCACCGAATGGGCGAACACCACCAGGGGTCAAGAATACTGGGATAGCCTCACCAACCTTGATGGTAACCTTACCCTTAGAGTTGTCATACAAGAAGTCGTTGTAGAACAAGTCGTAAAGACTCTTCTGGAAGTACTGTGTAACCTCTGGGCCTACTCTGCGGATAGCAGTTGCGTTAAGGCCAGCAGCCTCAGCAGCTTCCTTAGCAGCGTCGAATGTGTCATAAGTAGTCTCCTCGTTCAAAACAGGGATGTACCATGCATTCTGAAGCTCGTTAATTGTCTCGTCTGGGAGGTAGTAACGTGGTTCAACACGTCCTTCCTTGTTACGGTTAACTCTGTCATAACCCATAAGACCAAGGTGACGACCAGTTGTACCGTCTACGATATCACCAGGCTCTGTGTCACCTGTTGCATCTGCTGGAAGTTCCCACTCTCTCTCTGAAGTAACAGGAAGGATGAAGAACAACTTACCAACAGGAAGGTTCATTGCCTGTACTGATACGATGTCATTAGCAAGAAGTCTGCTGAATACCCTACGGATGATAGGGAATACAACGGTCTCGAATGAACCGCTATTATCAGAAGCAGTAGCCTCGTAAATCAAGTGCTTAGCCTCGTTCTCATACAACGTAGCAACATTCTCCTTGATACCTGCTGGAAGACCCTCAGTGAAACCGAGCTGGTCCCAACGATTCTGAATGCTCTCACGTATCTGTTTCTGGGCGTTGTATTCAATATTACCAACTACGCCACTAGATAAAAATTCCTTCATAAATGAAATTTATTTTTGCTTAGTTATTTTTTTATTATAAATATGCATGAAATTTGAAAAGTTCCCTAAAATAGGGGATTATCTCATCATTCTGTGCATTAAATCGAGAGATTCCATGATATCCTGTGATTTATAGATTGGAGTCTCGTTGATTTTCTTTGAACTTTCTACTGAAAGATTCTTGTCTTCAGTGATGTTCATCTTCTTAGCTTTCTTAAGGTCATTACTGATTGACTCATACAAGGTCTTTGAAGCGTCAATAGTCTTAGCCTCGTTAGCGAATTTTCTGATTATCTCTTCCTTCTCCTCCTTAGTGGTAGAGTTCTCTGAGATAAGCTTGATTATCTGTGCAAGATTGTGATTTGTTACAGCAGCTTCCTTGAGTGATGCCATTACAGTGTTAAGAGTCTCCTTAAGTTCCTTGTTCTCCTTAAGAGTCTTGTTAACCCTCTTCATGATACTCTCGTTAGTCTCCTTGTTAGTGCTCTCACCTTCTACTCCAGTGTAAGCAGCTTCTCCAGTACCCTTCTTCTGTCCTGGTATCTTAGCCAGTCTCAAGTTGCGGCCAACCTTCTCACTTCTGCTGGTGTCTGGTGCTTGAATTGTTGTGGTGCTTCTACGCTGTGGACCGTTCTGTGTCACAGTGTGAATTGATTCCTCAACTGTCTTGCCCTTCTCAGCATCAAATGGCTGGTTCTCACTCTTGTCACCTTTCTTACCAGACCAAGGCTTTTCTTTACCCTTTGGTACGCCTGCGTCCCAGTCGTTTACATTCTTTCCTGGCTCTGACATACCTGGTGTGGTCATTACGTCCTTCTTCTGATAATTGTCAGTGTATCCTACGTTTGAGTCATACTCCAGTACAAGCTCAAACATTCTCTCTGTTGATTCGTTCATATCGTCTTCGTTATTATTAAATTCATCTTCAGAATTTCCTCCACTGAAATCATCACCCATGTCACCACCTTCAGCTCCGAATGCACCTGCTTCCTCTGCTCCTGGTTCAACAGCAGCAACACCAGCAGCCTCACCGTCACCTCCG